TCAGTTGGACGAATCCGTTCGTCGTTCGAGCTTCCTGATCGCGCTCTCGCCGAGGGCGGGATCGCGGGCGAGGTAGTGCGCATCGAGGATCGATCGCACGTCCCGAAGGCTGTGCCCCGTGATGGTCGCGATCTCGGCCTCGGTGCATTCGGCGAGCGCCAGCCGGGTCACGGCGGTCCCGCGGAGATCGTTGAAGGTGACGCCGGTGATGCCGGCCTTCGCGGACGCCTTGCGCCACGACGAACGGAAGCCGTCCGCGGTCCAGGCCCGGCCGTCGCTGTTGGTCAAGATCACGGTGGACTTCCGCGGCGCCGCATCGAGCGCAGCCTTCAACGGCGCGCCCGCCGGGATCGTCACCCTCGCCCCGGTCTTGGACTGCCGCAGCCGAATCACCCTGCCGTCGTAGGCCGACCACCCGAGGCGCAGCAGGTCGCCTTGCCGCTGGCCGGTCCATAGCGCGAGCATCAGCGCAAGGTGCAGGTGCGCCGGCGCCGTCCGCAGGAACGCGGCCTCGTCGTCCGCCGTCCACACCTTCTCGGCCCGCGTCTCGCCGTACAGGCGGCCGCCGCGCTCGCACGGGTTCGCGGCGACGAGGCCCCGGCCCTTGGCCCACGACAGCACCCGCGCGAGCACCTGCCAGGCGTAATCGGCCTGCCGGCGGGACGTCGCGGCGAGCCGGTCGCGCCACGCCATGAAGACGCCGCGGGTGCGGCGGTCGGCGAGCGCGCTCAACGGAAAGTCGCCGAACTCGCCTTCGACGATCCGGATCTGCTTCACGTAGTCGGCCCGGGTGCGAGCCGCGAGGTCGGTGAAATCGGTGCTGAGCTGATAGCCCTGCAGGACGGACTGCAACACGCCCGTCGGTGGCGACACCTTGCGGGCGACCGCGGCGTTGTAGCTGGCGAAGAACTCGGGCGTGCCGGGCTCGCCGTCCAGGCGCGGCCCGCCTTTCCAGGCATACCAGTAGGTGACGGTCCGGCCGTCGGCGAGCCGCTTCGTGACGCGGTTGATGCCCCTAAGCCTGACGCGCACGGCCCGCCATCCATCTGTCCAGGTCGCTCTCCGGCTCGGCCGGCGCCGCGGTGTCGGAATGGATCGTGATCTTGCTGCCCTCGATCTCGACCTTGGCGACCTTCACGCCAGCCGCAACCGCCGCCCTCAGGGCGCGGGTCAGGTCGGCTTGACGGAATGTCGGACCGGCGCGAGGCATGGTCAGGCTTCCCACCGCCGGCAGGCCGGCGCCCGGTCCCGGATGTCCGTCCCGGGACCGTGCGTCCACAGGGCCAGCGGCATCTCGTTGTGCTCGCGGCCGTCGAGCAGCCGGCCGGAGCGGGACTTGCCGACGCGGTACATCGTGCAGAGATCCGCCCCGTGGCCCGCACGGATGGCATCGCCGCACCGAGCGCCATCCGGATAAGCGAGGTCTTGTGGCTGATAGATCGTCCCATCCGCCGCGACGATCACGCGATCGGCACGCGGCCAATTCGGATGTGTCGGCGCCCACTCGCCCCATTGCTTGAAAAAGAACGGCACGCCGGCGCCGGCGCACTGATCACGAAGGCCGCGCGCCCAATCGGGATGCATCGGCCGCGCGTGCGGGCCGTTCAGGCCGCCGACGATGACCCAGTCGAGGCACGGTTGCCCTTCGTGCACCGGCTCGCCCCACTGCTCCGAAAGTTCCGCGGCGGTATGTGCGCGTAGCGGCGTCACCATGCTGTCGCCATCGATGTCGATGTGAGTCATGTCGATCGGCCCCAGCAACGGCTCGCACGACACAAACCGCACGGCGGCCGGCGTGGCGAGAAGGTCCGGGATGCGCTCGTCGGCGCGGTGCTGATCCTCGGCCGACACACCGAGCCAGACGTTTGGGAGGGGCCATTTAATGACCGGATACGCCGGATCGATAGCGCGAGCCTTTCTGCCGACGAATGACCGGACGGCCCGAACGCCATGCGCTCCGCTCACGTAATTGAGCAGCCGCTGACTGCGCTTCGTCAGCACCTGGAATGTGTGCTGCGGGCACAGCGCCATTACGGCGAACACGCGATCAATCCACTCGTCGGGAATCGACTCGTGAAATAGGTCGCTGGTCGAATTGACAAATACCTTGGCTGGCTTGCGCCATCGAAGAGGGAGCGTCAGCCGCTCCTCTATCAGCTCGACACGCCCGGTCCATCGAGCGCCGGCCGGCGTGCGCTCGGCGATGCCGTGGCCCCACATGCCGGGCTTGCTAAACCGCCCGGCCATCCGCTCGGCGTAGCAGTGGCGGCACCCCTCCGACACACGCGTACAGCCGCGGATTGGATTCCAGTCGCTGCGCTCGGTCCACTCGATCTTGCTGGTCCTGGCCATCACACTCCCCTCGCAGCGGCGCACTTCGCCCGCTGAATTGCCCGGTTGCGGATCGGGCTGAGGTCCGCGGCGAGGCCCGCGGCCTCCTTCCGATGCCGCGCGAGCGCTCGTTCAAGCGCCCTCACAACCCTGCGCTCATCCGCGGTGAGGAATGACCTCCAATCCCATTTCTTGACTCGCTCCCTCCATGCCATCACACCGCCTCCTCTTCACCTCGCCCCAGCCCGAACCGCTCGCGCAGCTCGGCCTCGTGCCGCTGCACCCAGCGCAGCGTCCGCGCCGCCGCCTCCAGGATCGGAATGCGGCGCTCGGCCGCCTCCATCTCGTGCTCCGACCGGCGATGGCGCCCCGTGAGGGCGCGCAGCCTCTCCAGGTGCCCACGCTCGTTCAGCGCGGCCACCTCGACCTCGTCGGCCTGGCGGTGGATCGACACGGGCGGAGTCGTCATGCCGGCACCTCCTCTGGTGCGGCCGGCGCCGGGTGGCGCGCCTCAAGCTGATCGAGCGTGATCACGGCGCCAGCCTCCGCTCGTGCTGGCGATAGATCGCCATCGCCTGCTCCCAATAGTCGTTGGGCGCCTGCGTCAGTCTCGGCTCGACCATGGTGGACCAGACGTCCGACAGCGTGTCGGGATCGTCGACGGCGCTCAGCGTCTGCTCGATCCACTGGAGACCCGGCAGCGGGTCTGCCGCGCCGTCGGCCGGCGGCGTATCGATCGAGCTCGTGGCAGCATCATCGGCAGCCACGATCGTCGGACCTGGCGCAGCCGTGGATCGCGGCGGGCTCACGTCGCGCATCGCCGGCGGCGATGGCGGCGCCGATGGAGACGGCGGGCCGGGCGGCGTCGGTCCGCGGTTGGACGCCTCGACGTCGTGCATCTCCTCGCGGATTGAAACGCCGCGCAGCACGTCAGCGAAGCCGTCCCGCACAGCGAATGCACGAGCGCGCATCTGCATCATCCGCTTCGGGTACTGCTTCCATGGACCGTCCTTGCCCAACAGCCCGGCCCGCTTCGCGTCGCCGACCGAAAACGTCCGCCGGACCGGCTCGGGCTCGCCCGCGCGCTGCATGACACACACGGCGGTGTGGCCGTCCGTGCCCTCGGCGCCCTCGAAATACTCCTGCATCCAGGCGAGCAACCCGGAACCGCGCACCAGCGCAAGGGCGCCGTCACCCCACACAGTCGGCCGGCCGTTCACCACGGCGATCGACTGGAGCGCCGCCATCGGCGTCAGGCCGATTTCCAGGCCGTGCATGATCGCCACCATGGCCTTCTCGGGCGTGTCGAGCCCGCGCGGGGCCATGCCGGAGCGGACGATTACGTTGGCGACGCGCCACGCGGACTCGAAATCCTGCGGGACGATGGCGCGCACGCCGCCGCCGGCCGCGATGTTCGGCAGCCGTGGCGCCGTATCGGACGCGGCGGCCGGGAGATTGCGAGCGGGCTCGTTCATGCGATTTTCCTCTGTTCCTCGGTGGCCACACCCGGCACCACCTCTCCAGCGGCGACGGCACGATCGGCGAGGCGGCGCACCAGGGCGCGCACCTCGGGGTGCTCGGAGTAGTAGGCGATCAGCGCCGGCCAATCGGTCACATCGGTGATGACGATCACCGGCTTGGACGCCGCGGCCCGGCCGTACGCGCCCCTGATCGGCGCGGAGGCCCGCGCCGCGGACGGGGCCTCGACGGCTTGGCTCGCCGCGGGCGTGGACTCGACGGAGGCCGCGGCACGACTGGCCTCCTCCTCGGCGCGGCGTCGCGCCTCAGCCTCGCGCTTCGCCTTCGCGGTCTGGTACGCTTCCATGGCGCGGCGCACTCTGTCCGCGCCGTCCTTGGCGTCTTTCACCAGCGGCATGAACCGAGCATCGACCGCCTTCGCCGCGTCGAAGTGCGGCCGCTTCTCGCGCTCGCGGATCTTGTCCGCCTTGCCGGAGAGTTCGAGCAGCCGGGCGCGCAGCGACTGCGCCCGATTGCATGCCTCGTCGTCACCGATGGTGGTGTACTCGGCGATGCCGGCCCGCGCCGCGTTGATCTGCTCGCGCAAGATCTCGGCCTCGTCCTGCGGCGGCTGGTTGCCGCCGATGCCGGCGCGGATCTGATCCGCAACAGTCGGATCGATGTCGGGCCACGGCTCGCCTCGCTCTGCGACGGCGCGATACACCTCCTCGGTGATCGGGAGGTTGATGCGTTGCCACGCCAGCGCAACGCGGTCGCCGCTGTAGACCGTTCCCTCGATCTTGCACCAGAGCGCTCCATCCTCACCCCAGATCGCCACCGGGACCTGCCGCACGATCGTCTTGTCCTCTCGGGACCGCGAGGACATCCGATAGAAGCCCCACTGAGGAGCCTCGGCATGCGCGTCGATTTCCGGGAGGCTGGGATCAGCGAGGCGCGCGAGCCAGTCACGCCAGAACTTCCACGGGTCCGCCATCACGCGGCCTCCTCGTCTGTCGGCTCATGCACGCCAGCCCATGCCTCCAGATGGCGCAGCGTCCGGCGCAGGGTGGTGATCTCCTCGGCCTGCCGGCCGATGATCTCGGCGGCGCAGCGTTGCAAGCTGGGCAGCGCCCTGCCGTCAGAGAGCGCTCTGACGATATGGGGACGATCGAGCATGGTGATGCCTCCTGTCACGCCGCGCTCGGCGGCTCGGGGCTGGTGAGGCCGAGAGCGCGGCGCACGATGCCGGCCTCGGTCATGGCGTGGTCGGGCTGTGGCCGGCGGCGGGCCGCCCGTCGGACGATCTCGACCTGCCGCCTCTCGACGAGAGAGACGACGTCGGCGGTGTGGCCGTCTGGCCGGCGCTGCGGCGGCCGGTGCATCGACGACGTGATGAGATGGATGTCAGCCATCGAAGCGGCCTCCTCGTAGCATCCGGCGCCATCGTCGTTTACGCTCTGGCCGAGTTGCTGGCTTCCGGGCGCGGGATGGCCGATCCCACTCGCCGCCGTCGGTCATGCCCGCGTCGACGAACCCGGCCGCGCGCAACGACGTGCCCGGTTCATGCGGCAGCGTGTATGTCCAGGCCTCGCGATAGCCGAGCGCCTTCGCGGCGCGGCACAGAGCGCCGTAGATCTCGGAGCAGGCGTTCTCGGTCCCGTTGGTTGCCACCCTGGTGATCACGATGCGGCCTATACCCTGCCAGACACGCGGCGGATTGCCGGCAATGCCAACACCAACGGGGCTGCCATCGGTGCCAAGCACCTGGACCGCGAACAGACCACCACGCACCTCTGGCAGGTGACGATGCCACTCGCGTACGCGGCGTCGGGCCTCACTCACCGTGCACGGAGCGATCACGATCGGCCCTCCGCCTTGGCAGTCTGAAGAACCGCGCGAAGCACTTCGACGGCCTCGCCGAGCACGCCGATGGTATCCGCCGCCGCGCGCAGTTCGACCGCGATCGCATCAGCGTCGCGGCCCGGGATTGGGCCGATCCGATGATCGATCTGATCAGCTCGCGCCCGCAGGCGGTCCATCAGGGCTAACGTGGTTGTTTCCATCACCGGCCCTCCCTCTTGCGGCCAGCGAGAACGGCGCCGACGCTGCATCCGCACTCCCCAGTCGCGAGACAATTCGCGACTGTCGGCTCCATGTCTTCGGGCTGGCCCGTCCACCCGCCTTTCCAGGTAGAGGTCATGGCGTACGGCCTTCGGACTTGGCGATTTGGTTGGCGAGCATGGCTCCGCGGTCGCGGGCCCAGTCTGAAAAGAGGCCCCGCGCCTCGTCGGGGACGCGCACCGACCAGCCGCCTCGGCCGTTCTCGACCGAGATCCCGACGTACAGCGTGCCGTAGACGTCCGCGATCACGACGCGGTCTAGTAGTGCCAACAGGTCAGATATCAAGGCGCGCAGGTTCTGCACCGTCACGGTGTCATCGCTCATGGTCATGCCCTCATCTTCCATGCGTCGTCGGCCGCGGAGAGTTCGGCCGCCTCCTTGCTCGCGGCCCATGCGAGCCGTCCACGGATCTCGTCGCCGAGCGCGGCGAACAGGCTCGCCTCGATCCAATCAAACAGCGCAGCCGCCAGAAATTCGTGGTAGTGCGGCCGATCCATGTGCCAGCGCGCGAACGGCCCGACTGCGGAGGCGCCGGGCGGATCGATGCGCACGCACACCAGCTCGCCGTCGACGGGATCGTCGTTGCAGAGCGCGATGGTGGCGCGCCCCGTGATGCACGACAGCGCCGCACCGGGCGGAATGCCGCGGACGCCCCGTCCACGCGGATCGGCGACGATCAACGGCACGTCCTCAAACTCGATCTCGATCTCGGGTCGGTACATCGTGACACTCCGCGGCAAGCCGAGCCCGGTCGGCCGCCGGCAGCGCCGAGGGCTCCAGGTTGGCGAGGTTGGTGAGGCGGACGAACCGCTCGGCCCACGCCGCGTGGCGCGGATCGACCCGCAGCACGATCGGGGTCCGCTCGCCGCACGGGCCGACGATGTCGAGATGGACGTCGCAAAGCGGAAGGCCAAGCGATACGCCGGAGCGCTGAAGCCGCGCCGCGGCACGATGGACGTTGCAGATGCTGATCGGCGTCATGCGGGTCTCCCGGTGGCGCGGCCGCAGTGCGGCGGCGGTCATGGCGCATTCGAGGATCGCGTTGGGGGTGCGGCGCTCACTGATCATGACGACCTCAGAGGATGCACACAGCCGCGATCGGCGCGGCGATCAGGGCGATGAAGCTGGCGACAGTGTCGATCGCCTCTCCGATCCGCTCAGGCGTCAGGCCGGCGGCGCGGTCGCATGCGCTGATCAGGTCGTCCATCTCAGCCTGGGTCAGATCGATGATGCTCGACGCAACCACAAGCTGATCGGCGGCGGCGCGCCAATCTGCCCAGCGCTCGGGATTGGTGACCACTCTAGTGGTCGGCCGGCGAGCGCCAAGATGAACGGCGCGCTCGACCAGAGAGCATGTCGAGGTGAACATCGCGCTGCCCTCAGTCATGATCGGCGGGCCGCAGCCCGCGGACGATCTCTCCGGCGGCAGAGAGCTTCGGCTGCTTGGCTCGCGCCAGCTCGGCGGCGCGGCGGCGGGCCTGCGGGGTCATCGCCCCGGCGCTGGCGAACGCGACCCGCGGCAGGGCCTGCGGGGTCTCTGTGGGCTTGGGCGTCTCGGTGGTGGCGGGCATCGGGCTCTCCATCGGCGATGGAGAGATGGTTGCATATTGCGCAACGACGGTCAATTGAAAAGTTGCACTAAGCGCAACGTCGCCAATGCACGACAGAATCGACGACGGGGGCCCGGTCGCCCGGACCCCCGCCTATCAGACCGAGGCAGCAGCGATTGTCAGCCGATCCGATCGGCCACGATACCGAGCATGACGATCACGCCAAAGAGCAGGAAGGCGATGAGCCTCAGGTCATGACGAAGATGAAGCAGGAGTAGAAACACACCTGGATCGAGGTTCGACCGATCGTAGGAGGCCCGGTCCTGGCCACTCCCACGCCAGGAGAGCCAAGCCAGTCCGCCCCCGAGCAGGAGCGCGCCGAAGGTGAACATCTCGCCGCTCCTCGTTACGCCGGCCGCTTCATCGCGGCCCGTGGGGGGAACGCAAGTTCGAGCATTTGCTTTGCGCGCTCGCGCTCCTCTGTTGACCGACCGCGAAGTAGCCGCGCCATCCAATCTTCGTCGGGGTGCCGAAACAGCGCTGCCGGCTCGTCCAGCTCGAACAGCGCGGCGAGCGCTCGGATGTTCTCTTCCGAAGGCAGAGCGCCGCTGAACCATCGGGAGACGTTGCTTTTGTCGACGCCGATTTCGCGCACGATGTCCGCTTGCCGCAGATGTCGCCGTTCGGCCCACTCTGCGATGTAGTGCAGCCTTATCGCCGGTTTCTCGTGTTTCGTCAGTGCCATACGCAACTCTATGCGCGGCCCTAGACGATCGTCGTTAGCCTGTTTCGCAACGAAGCCCTTGACCAATGTTGCGTGTTGCGCAACTATGCCGCCCATGAGCGAACAAAGCCCCCTGCGCCTCTATCGCGAGGCTCACGACCCACCGCTGACGCTTGAGCAGTTTGGCGCCATGTTCGGCGTCAACAAGAGCACGGCGATGCGGTGGGAAGAGCGCGTGCCCGCCGAGCGCGTAATAGGGATCGCCGAAGTGACGGGCATCCCGCCCCACAAGCTGCGGCCCGACCTGTATCCGTCCTCCCCCGTCACCGAGAGGGTTGTGTCATGAGTGCGCCCCGCCTGACCGAAAAGCAGCGTCGCGCGATCCTGCGCGACTATCTTGCCGGCCTGCTGCTGAGGGAGATTGCTGCCCGTCACAAGGTGGATACGAGCTACCCGGTCCACCTCGCCAAGCGGAGAGGGCAGCCGCTCCGCGGGGCGAGGCGTCTCACCGTGAGCCGCGAGGTTGCGTCGTGACCGACCTCGACCCCTACAGCGGCTTCGCTTTCCCGCCCGCGCGGCGGATCATCACGCCCGAGCGGCGCCAACGCATCGTCGCCGCCGTGGTGATCGCGGCCGCCGCGACCGAAGCCGCCCTCGTCGGTTTCATCCTGTTGCTGGTCCTGTCCACATGACCGTCGGCCCGAACCCTTGGTCCAATGTCGCTCCGGACCGCGTCACCACGATCGCGCTCACCGCCTGTGTGCTCGCGGTCGGCGTGCTGCTTGCCGTCGCGCTCACCGTGCTGTGGGTCGCGGCGTGATCAAGCGTACCCGCATGCGCCTGACGGGCGTCAACAAGGATGGCGCGTTGATGTGGCCAGGCGTTTCGGTTCTCACATGGGTCAGGGCGCCAGGCATGCCGTGGGTGCTTGTCAGCATCGAGCCGGAGTCGCCCTGACATGATCTCCTCACGCGCGATATCGGCGGTCGTGCGTGACTGCGCCGCCTCCACCGCGGCGCGCGGCCCCGCGGCGTCCCCTCGGCGCGGGGCCGACCATTTTGGCGCGGCCAACAGAATGGTCTTCCGCTCTGCCTTCGCGTGCACGGGAGCCGGGCGGCTCTCGCCGTCTGACCCCATGCCGCTCGGCTCCGTCTCCTCGTCTCGTCCGTCGCTCTCGCTCGGCTCCATCCGTTTGTCCCTCCGCCGCGCCCGGCAAGGCGCGCGCGTGACCGCCTCGTCATGGTCACCATCGCAGAGGGGCGGATACGGATGCGCGAAAGTTCTTTGCGCGAGGAGCAAATGAGCGACGTCACGGCCACGGTCGACGAGGCGAGTAGGTGGGCGGCCGAGCTGACACGCATGGAGAGCCGGGGGCCGGGCGATATCCCGAACGCTTGGCAACGGCTTGAGCGCCGATACGGCGTGCCGACGCGCACGTTCTGGGCGCTTCGCTACCGGCGGCCGAAAGACCTCTGGGCATCTGTCTACCTGAAACTCCGCGCCGCCTATCAGGCCGAGTGTGCGCGACAGTTCGAGCGGCTCAAAAATGAACTCGAAATCACCAGAGCAATTGCCGGACCCGATGCACCAAGCGTGGTTGCGGCTGAGGCTGTGGTGGGGCCGGTTCTGCGCGCGATGGAAGCACAAGCGCGCGAAGCGAGTCTTGCGGTGGATGGCCCGCCGCAGATGATAGGAGACAACGATGGTGGCAACCGAATGGGCCTCGGGCGCCGGCCTGGCGTCGCGTGATCAGTTGCGCTCTCTCGTCGAGCGCATCGAGCGACTCGAAGAAGAGAAGAAGGCGCTGGCCGACGACATCAAGGACGTGTTCGCCGAGGCCAAGGGCAACGGCTACGACGTCAAGGCGCTGCGCGCGGTGATCCGCCTGCGCAAGCAGGACAAGGACGAGCGGGCCGAGCACGGGGCGATTGTCGAGACCTACATGCACGCCCTCGGCATGCTAGCCGACACGCCGCTCGGCCGCGCCGCCATCGAACGCGCTGTGGCGTGAGGGCGGCGTGATGATTGCCGCCCTATTCGTGCAGCGCGGCGGTGTGTATTACGGGCTCGACAACGTCGATCCGTGGCCCGCCGAACGCGACGCGCGGCTATACGCCGGGCCGTGGCCGGTGGTTGCTCACCCACCATGCGAGCGGTGGGGACGATACTGGCATGGCTCGCCGGCGCGGCCGCATCAATTCAAGCTGGGTGCCGATCAAGGATGCTTCGCCGCTGCACTTACCGCGGTCCGCAACTTCGGCGGCGTTCTGGAGCACCCGGCGTACTCGCACGCATGGGCCTACTTCGGCCTCTCTGCGCCGCCGGCACAGGGCGGGTGGGTTGTAGCTGATCGACATGGCGGATGGAGCTGCCAGGTTGAGCAAGGCCACTACGGACACTTCGCCCGCAAGGCGACGTGGCTCTACGCGGTCGGCACTGAACTCCCAGACCTGATCTGGGGACCATCGCCGCAGCGTCTCCACCCTCGCGCGGTCGAGCTTCACGGCCGCGAGCGGGCACGCCGCATCGGCGTCATGGCGATGGTCGGCGGCCGGGACAAGACGAAGATCCGCGCTGCCGCTCCGCCCGAGTTTCGTGACCTCCTGATCAGCATCGCATCGACCGCGGTGAAAAAATTGCAGGCGGCGGAGCAAACACCATGACCGATCTCGCACCTGTGGTGCTGCACGATGCCGCCGCCCCGCCCGAGAGGGCCAGCCCTCCCCCGTCCTCGCTGTGGGCCCAGCGGCCGGCGGCCGCCGAGCGCGCGATCGCGCTCTACCGCGACGGCGCCTCGGCCACGACGATCATGGCTGCGATACGCGCCGAGTTCGGCGCCGTCGTCACCCGCAGCGCTGTGCAGGGCCTGATGCACCGGCGCGGCGTCCGGCGCTCCGAGCGACATGGCGTGACGGTGGTCACGGAGCGGATGCGCGCCGTCGCCAAGGGCAAGACGATCAAGGTGCGATGCGTGCCGCGGGCGCCGCGCGCGATCGTGTTCGGTGCGAGGCCGAAGCTGCCGGCGCGCCCTTCCCTCCCCGAGCGGGGCGGAGCGCCAGTGATCACGTCGGGGCCGCCCGGAGGCGTGGCGCTGCTCGACCTGCAACGCGAACACTGCCGCTGGCCGCTGTGGGCGGACGACGCCCCGGCGTGGTCCGAGCGCCGCTGCTGCGGCGCCCGACGACGCGATCCGGACCATCCGTTCGACCACTACTGCTCGGGCCACGGCGCCATGGCGTTTGTGCCGCCTGAGAAGCGCGTGCGGAGGGGATGATGGCCCGCCCGTGGATGCCCCTGTACATCGCCGACTACCGGGCCGACACCTCGCATCTCGATGCGGCGGAGCACGGCGCCTACCTGCTCCTGATCATGCATTACTGGACGACCGGAGGGCTACCGGGCGACGACCGGCAGCTTGCCCGGATCGCATGCATGACGGCGGCTGAGTGGCGCCGGGCAAGGCCAACCATCGCCGCGTTCTTCGACCCGGGATGGCGGCACAAGAGGATCGATCGCGAGCTAGCGAGGGTGGATGAAACCTCCTCCAAGTATGCCGAGAGGGCGAAGAAAGCGGCATCTAAGCGCTGGTCTAAGCAGGACGATAAGCATGCTTCAAGCATGCTTGGAGCACCAAAACCACAACCACATCCAGAAAAGAATGGTGGTGGTGGTGGTGACGCGCAGGCGCGCGACCCAGATCCGCTCGGCCGTCACGAGCCAGCCCCGGAACCATCCCTGCCCGCACAGCCGGCCAGCCTGATCACGCCGGAGGCTCACGCCCTCGCCGACGAGCTGGCGACCATCGCCGGCGTCGGCGCCGGGCAGGACACGCCGCCGGGCTGGTGCGGGGCCGCCCACCGGGTGCAGGCGTGGCTGTCTCGCGGCTGGACGCGCGACGTGGTGCTGATCGGCGCCCGCGCCTCGATGGCGCGAAAGCGCGACGGGCCGCCCGGCTCGGTTGGCTACTTCGAGCCCGCCATCGCCCGCGAGATCGCGGCACAGGCAAAACCGATCCCCGAGGTCGTCACCCTCCCGGCCAAGACCATTCACGGAGATCCCCATGAATCATCTCGGCAAGGTCGCGGCGACGGCTTTGCGGCGCTCGCCGCCCACTACGCCGCCCTCGCTACCGGCGGCGGTTGACGGCGGGCCGCCGGCGCTGGTCAACCGGGTCACCGATTACGAGCTGCCGCGCCTGTTCAGCGCGGTGTCGATCACCGGCCAGCCGCGGCCGCTGGTCAGGGCCTTGGACGCCGACGAGCGGTCACGGCTGGAGCGCCGCTCCGCAGAGCTTCGCACAGGGCTCGGCGCGTTCGGGGCGGGCGACGCCGACGCGGTCAAGGCCGCGCTGTCGGCGATGCTGACGGGCTACCGATCGATGCGACAGCAGGGCGACGAAGCGCATGCGACGGTGGCGATCATGGTCAGGGTGCTCGCCGATTTCCCGCTCTGGGCAATTCAGCGCGCATGCCTGATGGTCGCGCGCGGAGAGGCTGGGCTGGATCGGCGCTGGCCGCCAAACGACGCGGAGATGCACGCCATCGTCGCGAGAGTCGTCGAGCCGTACCGCGACACACTCGCCCGCGTCGCTGCCATGCTTGCGGCGCCGGTCGAGCCGCCCGCGGCGCGCCGCCTGTCGCGACCGCGCGAGACGGTCGAGGCGCGGCGCGGCCACGTTGCTCGGGTGATGGCCGACATGGACGCGAGGCGCGCGGCCCGGGATGAAGCCGCAGCACCGGGAGCGTGACCATGCCGGCGCTCCCTCCGGACGGAAGGCCGCAGCTAGGGCAAGCGGACAATTGATGCCCTGGCGCAGCTCGCGCCTGTCGGCAGCCGTCTTGGGTGGCGCGATCAGCCCTGAGGCTGAGCCGCCTCGATCTCCTTCATTCGGGCGCTCCATTCGGCGCGCTCGATGAGTCGGCGCCAGACCATGCCAGAGTATTGGCCCGACGAGTCATTGGTCTGTCCTGCGAACCCTGCCGCGATGGCGGCGTCGGCGGCGTCGTCCTGCGTGAACGCTACAATGTAGGCGTAGGATTCGTACCTTTCCCGCATGTCGATGGTAGTCCACATGCGCGGCGTATTGACCTTCTCTCTTTCCTTTCCGGCATCGATAATGATCGATGTCGGCATGTATGCCAGAGCCTGAGGGCTCTCGCCCTCTGCACGGACGCTCTCCTCCTGCTCGTTATTTGCAACGACAGCGGCGCGCAGCGCGCGCCGGGCCTCGCGGGGGAGCTCCTGGAACATCTCGGTATAGACGCCGCTCTCCTCGTCGTCGTACCCAACCTCCCCGATGATGAGCGACCCGCCGGGGATCAGCATGTCGCTGTCCCGAGCGGTGAGAAGGTGGCACAGCACGGGTGCGCCGTCGGCGGTGTGAGCCCAGCCGAGTTTCTGGAGGATGATGAACTGGCGGCGTTTGATGATCTTAGCCATTTCGTTGTTGCGCGCTTACTCCGTCCGGACTCACGCGCATTCCTCTGTAAAAGGCCGCAGGGCCGCTGCGGCGCCGGTTGAGATGCCCGGGGCGTGATGCCCCGTGTTCCTGCGGTGATTGAGACGCCCGGGGCGTGACAGCGCCCCGGGTGCATGCTCGGTCAAGGCTGATTGTGCTGACGCCTCATAATTTCGGTTTGGTTCAGCGACCGCAGGCGCCGAGCGCCTGCATCAAAAATGACGGTCCTCCCCTCAATGAGGACCGCGGCCGTGGTCAGCATGCGCTGACCATCCAGATCTAATTCCGAGCGATGGTACCCGCTTTCGCGGAACTCTCGCAGAAACTCTCGCAGAGAGTCCAGTTGCTCGGGCCGGACTCCATCTCGGATTGCGATGAGCGCATCCCGGAAGCCCAGTTGGGCCATCTGAGCCTCGGCTGACAGTTCCGTCAGGCCGACATCCGCGGAGTACCACTCCGCGAGTGTTGTTTCGGCGGCGCGCCGGGTGGCCCTTGATCTGTTTGGGTGGTTGGCCATTGTGTTTCTCCGCCCCTGATGTGCCCCGAGGCGCGGGCTTGATCTCGTCGATGAATTTGAGTATACATATATTCATGGACCAGTCAATAGCGGTACACCAAAAAAAACGAGGGCGAGGCAGGCCCGCGACGGGACGCGACCCGCTGCTCTCTGCGCGCGTGCCTGATGCGGTGCGGGAGCGGGTCGACCGATATGCCGCCGAGCGCGAAATCACGCGATCGGAGGCCGTCCGCGAGCTGCTGGAAACGGCCCTCGATCAGCGGCCGAGTGGTGCGGTGCTCGCGCGCTGATCGGCATCAACGGTCCGTTGGCCCGCGCGCCGCGAAGTGCTCGGCGGTCTCCTCCAGGAGCCAGCGGAAGCGCGACGCGACTTGCCGCGTCGCGCGGTCGCCAGCGCGGCCGCGGGCCGTCGCGATCGCCGCAAAGTTTATCCGGTCGCCGATCACGGCTCGCAGCATCCGGGCGCCGACGACGCCAACGGCGTGTTCGACGCGGCGCATCAGCGCCTGCACCCTCCTGGCGTCCTGCACCGCGTAGCCGATGGCCAGTTCATGGCGCTCGGCCATGTCGACGCGGCCACCGTCGAGCCAGTTCGACGAGCTGCCGAGCCGGGCGGCTCGCTCGAACGCTTCCTGAAGCATGCGCCCGACCTGATAGGCCGCCTCGCTGATGCGGCCGTGGCTGCGCTCGTCCTCCAGGATATCGGTCCTGGTGTTGACGGTGGCGAGCAGGCGCGCGCCGGGCTCCATCGGGTCCAGAACGGCGACGACCGCGGTGCGGATGGCGGCGCCCGCCGGAGGACGAGCGAGGCCTTGGGCGGGGGCGCGGACCGATCGGCGATCGGCGTAGCGGCCGGTCGGGCGGGCGGGACGGATCGGGGGCATGAGCGGGGGTTCACTCCGTGGGAACCCCCGCGTTGGCGATGTTTTGATGGTGCGTCAATATGGTGAACTACTTAGGTTACAGACTTGACCGGACCGGCGAAACCTGCAAAATGACCATCGTCGAATTCATGCGCGCCGCGGTCCTCCGCCGGCGCGTTTTTTGTGCCCGGCGCCATGGCTGACTTGTCCCGCCTCTACGATCTTGCGCGGCGGGTCGACCGCCTGGCCCCGCCGGACCGGCGACGCCCCGATCGATTCACCGAGCAGAAGTCGGAGCTGGCGGCCGAGCTGCGGGCGATCGCCCGCGCGGCCGGCGCCCGGCCGGCGCTCCCCGTCGGTGGCCAGCCGACCGTCATCCGGGTGCGCGGCAGGCCCGTGCTGGTGCAGCGCCGGAGGGCCGGCTTCGGGCTCGGGTGACAAGATGGATGAAGATGTTCCGCTTGACCGTCTCGGTCAGCCAAGGACCGACGGCACCATCCTGTCCCGTCTCGGCGAAACCTGGCCGGCGCGTCTCGTGCGCTCGGCCTACGATGCCGTGACTCTGCCGGGCGACGTCTACGCCGGCCGGGTGACGCCGCAGGACCCGCGCTATTACGACCGCGCTACGGACTTGGCCGGCCTCGCGACTGGTTTTGGAGGCGCCGGAGCACCAGCAGGGTCTCTGCGCGCTGGGTTCACGCTGGATTATTTCGGCACGCCGGTTCGGATCTTGGAAAGCCCGTCACCTCAACAGAGTGCCGGATTTCTGGCGCGCACCAAGTACAAGGCGGCGCGCCGTCTGGTCGACCCAGAAAGCGGGAAATCGTATATCTGGGACGCCGCTGACCCGGCGTTGCACAAGATGGTCGCCGAGAAGCTTGGGGTCAAGTTCGACCCCAAGCATGCCGATATGATCGGTCTCGACTAATCGAGCGTCACGATGTCACCGGCTCCAGGAGGTCGGTCGTAGGGGACGCCGAGTGCGTCAGCTCCTTCGCGATGCGTCGCATGCTCGGCAGGCCAAGCCCAGACATCGCCATTCCGAGGGTCCACAATTCTCCGGGCAGCCTGGTGCTTAGAGCCGCGGACGATCGCAGCGATCTGTTCGGCGGACGGGTTCTTTACGGCGTTGATCGACATGTTTCGATCGTACCACGATCACCTCCGATAATCATCCTTCTCGGAGCCTATGTTTCCGCGTTAACACTTCTGTTAAAACGTCCAAAAAACCACGATGGATCAACATGTTCTGCCGGTCCCGATCGGCGGGACGACGGCGCTCGAAACGGGCATCGGGCCGGGTGACCTCACGGATGCACTGAGGTATACTTGGCCAGTATGAGCGGCCCCCGGAGGCGTTGGCGCGCCACCGAGGGCCTGACCCGCGAATGGAGGAAGCCATGCCGCGAGCTGACGAAAGTCGTAGCACATCACGCTCCAGGGAGATGGTCGAAGGATCTCGATTCGGACGTCTTGTCGCGATCGAGTATATCGGCCGGACCACCACCAGTGGAAAGCGGCTGTGGCGTTTCCGGTGCGACTGTGGCGCGGAAAGCATCACCACAGCATCGAGCGTCAAAAGCGGTAACTCCAGGAGCTGCGGGTGCCGAAAACGAGCAGCTCTCCGGAAGGGTGGCGGCGCTCCGTCGGGGGCTCAAAACCCGAACTTCAAGCACGGAAAGACAAAAACCCCTGAATTCGTGATCTGGCGCGGGATGCGTACCCGCTGTCTGGACCCGCGCCGTCCGGAATTTGAGAGGTACGGCGCTCGCGGAATAGGGATCTGCGAGCGGTGGAAGAACTCCTTCGCCGCGTTCCTTGAGGATGTCGGTCCCCGGCCGTCGCCGGCGCATTCGATCCATCGCATCGACAATAGCGGCGATTATGAGCCGGGGAACTGCCGTTGGGCGACGAGGTCAGAACAGGCCCGGAATACCAGCCGCAACCGGCTGCTCTGGTACCGAGGCCGGAAGATCACGCTTGCGGAGGCATCCGAAATCTCGGGCGTCGACCCGCGGAAAATAGGCGACCGGCTCTCGCGCGGATGGGATGCGGAGAGGGCCTTGTCGACGCGCTAGCGTCCGCCCGCGCCTACGCGATGGCCGAGAAATCGGCCGCGACCCGGCGGGCCTATGCGAGCGACTGGGATCACTTCCGGGCGTGGTGCTCCTCCCACGCCGTCGCGCCGCTGCCCGCCGCGGTCGAGACCGTCGCGGCCTATCTCGCCTCTCTGGCCGACGCCAGGTTGAAGGCGAGCACCATCATGCGGCGGACCGCCGCGATCTCATACGCGCATCGGCTGGCCGGGTCGTCCCCTCCGACCGCCGCCGAGCCGACCAAGGCGGTGCTGAGAGGCATTCGGCGGCGGGTCGGCGTCGCGGTCGAGCAAAAGGCTCCCGCGACGGCGCGCGCCATCACCGCGATGCTCAAGGGCATCCCGGACACCATGCAAGGGCGGCGCGACCGCGCCCTCCTGCTGATCGGCTTCGCGGCAGCGCTCCGCCGTTCAGAACTCGTCGCACTCACGGTCGCCGACCTGGAGCGGACCCCGGAAGGCGTGGTCCTCCACATCCGGAGGTCCAAGACCGACCAGGAAGGCGAGGGCCACCAAGTCGCGGTGCCGACCGGCGGAAAGCTCCGGCCGGTCCAGGCGCTCGATGCCTGGCTGTCGGCCGCGGCAATCACCGAAGGCCCGGTGTTCCGCGCGGTCAACCGCGGCGGCCGGGTTGCCGCCGGACGGCTGTCCGAGCACGCAGTCGCTGAGATTGTGAAGCGTCGTGCGGCCGCGGCCGGGCTCAATCCAGCGCTGTTCAGCGGCCACAGCTTGCGCGCGGGCTTCGTCACCAGCGCTCTGGAGTCCGGCGCCGATCTGCTCAAGGTGATGGACGTGACGCGCCATCGTGAGGTGCGCACGCTGAAAGCCTATGACCGACGCGCCAAGGCATTCCGCGACCACGCCGGCCGGAAGTTTCTATGAGAGGTGCATGCGCATGGGCGATGTGATCACGTTCCCGGCCGGCCGCATGAGACTGCCCGACGAAGGCTCGCCGGAGGCGGCTTGGCTGGACCAGATTGCCGCCATCGTGCGGGCCGGAACCGGCTGCACCGCCGAGCGCGCCGTCTTCGTCGCGGCGCGGGTGATGCGGGCGATCGAGACGCAGCCGTGAAGCGTCACCCGAGCGGGCGGCCGATCCGGCTTCGTCGCGTCGTCGGTTTGCCGATCACTCGCGAGCCGCACGACGAGCCGTTGACTCCGGGACTCCGCCGCGCCGACCTGCCCGACCGCATCGGATTTCATCACGACTTCATGGTCAATCGAGAGGACGACGAATGAGGGACGAGCAGGCCATCGACGACGCGATCCAGGCAAAGGGCCTCACCGCGCCGCGCGTCACGCCCGAGCACGTCGACGCGCAGATCGTCGGTGAGACCTACCACGTCTTCCCGGGCACCACCTTGACTGTGTGCGCGCTCACGCTGCGCAATGGTTTCCAGGTCGTCGGGCACGCGGCGTGTGCCTCGCCCGAGAACTTCGACGAAGCCATCGGACGCAAGGTCGCCCGCGACAACGCCCGGAGCCAGATTTGGGCGCTGGAGGGATACCAGCTCCGCAGCTTTCTGATGCACGCCGACCGTGCGCGTGGGCGTGGGCGTTGGCGTGGACAACCGTAATCATCAACCAACGGAGAAACCACATGGCGAAGAAGAAGGGCGGCAAGAAGTGCTGATCGCAGCGCCGCTGCCGCGCACGAAGCGCGTCAGCCGCACAGAACAAGAGGCTGGCGCTACGGCGCCTGCTTCGTCCTGAGAACAGACCCGTAACAGGGCGGATCACCATGGCGAAAGTCAAGTTTGTGCACCGCTGCGACAACGGCTTCGGCGGCCATATCTGGCGCATCGGGACATGGTTCGAGGCGCAGCGCAGCGGGCACGGCCACATCGTCTATATCAGGCTGTGGCGACTTCATTGGTGGGGAGACCCGCACCGCGGCGGTACGGTCCACTGGTTCTGGCGCTGAGATGGCGAAGTTCAAGCCCGGCCAGTCCGGCAATCCTGGCGGAAGGCCGAAGACCATCGCCGAGGTGCGCGACCTGGCGAGAGCCAAGACCGCCGAGGCGATCGAGGCCCTGGCGCACATCGCGACGGCCGGCGAGAGCGAGGCCGCGCGGGTGAGCGCAGCCGTGGCGCTGCTGGATCGCGGCTGGGGCAAGGCCCCGCAAGCAATCACCGGAGAAGGCGGCGAAGGGCCGGTCTTGGCTGACATCCGGGTCACGTTTGTTCGCCCAGCCCCGAAAGCCGATGCCTGATGCCGAATTCCCCGACAAGCTCGCCTGTCTGTTCGAGCCTGCCCGGTACAAGGTCCTGTACGGCGGCCGCGGCGGCGCGAAGTCGTGGGGTGTTGCCAGGGCGCTACTGATCCTTGGAGCAAGCAAGCGGCTGCGCGTTCTCTGCGCGCGCGAGATCCAGAAGTCGATGAAGGACAGCGTGCACAAGCTTCTGTCCGATCAGATCGGCGCGCTCGGCCTCGCCGGGCAGTATCAAGTGTTCAACGACGAGATCCGAGGCCGCAACGGCACCGAGATCGTGTTTGCCGGGCTACGGCACAACGTCGACTCGATCAAGTCGAAAGAGGGAATCGATATCGTCTGGGTCGAGGAAGCCCAAATCGTCAGCAAGGCTTCGTGGGACAAGCTGATCCCGACCATTCGCAAGGACGGCTCGGAAATCTGGGTGACGTTCAACCCGGAACTGGAGAGCGACGACACCTATCAGCGGTTCGTCGCGAAGCCGCCGCCCGGCGCTGTCGTCGTCAAGATCGACTGGCGGGACAATCCGTGGTTTCCGGCCGTCCTCGACGCCGAGCGCCGCGCCCTGATGGAGAAGAACCACGACGACTACCTCACCGTCTGGGAAGGGCACTGCAAACAGACGCTCGACGGCGCGATCTACGCAGCCGAGATCCGCGAGGCCACCGCGGCCGGCCGGATTACGCGGGTACCCTACGACCCGAGCAAGCCGGTCAACACGGCGTGGGACTTGGGGCGCTCGGACATGACGGCGATCTGGTTCGTTCAGACTGTCGGGTTCGAGCACCGGGTGATCGATTATTATGAGAACTGCGGCCACGCGCTGGGTCATTACCTGCGCGAACTCCAGTCTCGACCATATGTCTACGGCGAGGACTGGCTTCCGCATGACGCCGCGGCGAAGCTGATGGCGGCCGAGAAGTCGATCGAGCAACAGGCTCGCGATCTCGGGCGCAACGTCAGGGTGATCCCGCAGGCGAGCGTTGTTGTCGGCATCAATGCCGCCAGGACCTTGTTCCCTCGGCTGTGGTTCGACGCCGAGAAGTGCGCCGACGGGCTAACCGCCCTACGGCACTATCAATTCAAGGTGGACCCCGGCACGGGGCAGCGTTCAAAAGAGCCTCTCCACAACTGGGCAAGCCACGGTGCTGACGCCCTCCGAATGATGGCAATGGCGATCACCGAGCCGCAGGGTGAGCGCGAGCGCCGCCGCTCCTCGCGCGGCAGCGGCTGGATGGGAGCCTGACGATGGCGACATTCGACGAGCGATGGTCGGCGCTCGATGATCTCGGCGCCGGGCTCACGCGCTATGAGCCGACGCAGGAGCTGCGCGCCTACACCCCGACGTGGCGCGAGAGCATCGGCGCATGGCTGATGGGTGACGGTGGCGGGCAGCCGAAGCGCGACCTCGTCGCCGGGCTGGTCGGCTCGACCGGGTTGCCGAACACGGCGAGGCGCGACACCGCCGGCCTGTCGCTTGCCGACATCCTGCCGGTGATCGGCGGCACGCTCGGCGCCAACGATGCACTGCGCGAGGGCGACGACCCCCGCGCCGCGGCCAATGCCGTGACCGCTGTGACGCCGCTGGCGGCCCCGCTGGTGCGCGGCGTGATCGCCGCGGCCCCGAAGACCACGGCGGCCGTGGCCGGTGCGCTGGGGGCCACGATGACCCCGGCCGACGCCGGCACCCGCCTCACGCGAGAGCAGCGCCAGCAGATCGAGGTGGAGCGCCAGCGCCTGGAAGCGCAGCGCCAGGCCGCCGAGGCAGAGGCCCGGATGCGGGCGCAGACCGACATGGAACGGCAGCGCGCCGAGGCGGAATTCCAGCGGCAGCGCGCCGTCCAGGACGCCGAACTGCAACGGCAGATGGAGGCACAGCGCCAGCGCGACGCCGAGGCTGCAGCGGCACGGTCTCGCGACGCCGAGGCACGCATGCCGTTCCGCGAGCGCTATCCCAACCTCGCATCGGCGCTGCCGTTTGTCGGAGCCGCCGCGGCCTTTGCCGTGCCGGCCGCCGTCAAGGCGGGCAAGACGTTCGCCAACAACCGCGCCATCGGCCGATGGGACAGCGCCGTCGATCAAGCGGCCGAGGCGCTTCCCACTGCGTCGAAGCCGGCGGCTCGCGGCATCGCCGCAGAGATGCGGGCCTTCGATGAACTGGGGCCGCCACCCGGGGCGAAACCAGGGTGGGGCGTCATGGGCGCCTCGGCAGCACTACCGGCCGAGGCCAGTCTGATCCCGCAGGAGTATGACGCTCTGATGTTGCCGGCGGGCGACCCGAACCGCGAGGCGGCTCGCGCAACCCTGACGGACCCGGTCGAGTTGGCGAAGCGTGCCGCCACCGGGCTCCTGGCCGGAGTGCCGCTTGCCAAGCTCGGGTCAGAGTTCCCAATGGGGTGGATGGAGCGTCCGCCCCCGATCGCCAGGACCAAGGGACTGATCGAGGCCGCCGACGCCTATGTGGCGCAGCGCGCGCGGCCGGCGGTCAAGCGGAAGGCGAAGCCGAAGACGAAGTCTGAGCCGAAGGCCGACGCTCCAACCGAAGAGTAGAGATCAATCGCAGGACCGGGAGAGCGGCGACGAGAATGAAGCATGTCGCCGTGCCAAGCCCCAGGCTGATCACGCCGACCGCAAGGTGAACCTCAAGAAAGCCTGGCCAGTCCGCCGCGCCGAAGAACAGCAGCGGGAAGAGCCCAGTCCACACCGTCGCGAAGGCGACTGCGGCCCAAGCCGTCGCCGTCAGCAGCCCGCCTATCACCGACACCAGCCTGTCCATCGGTCCCTCCGGATCGGGAAAGTCTAGCCCTTTCAGGGCGGAACGCAACCACATGGCCGAGCAGACCAAGCCCGACGCCACCACGGCGGCCGGCGACACCGACCCGCACGCCGAGGCGCTGCGCCGCTACGAGCGCGGTTACGAGCGCGAGCGCGAGAACATCACGCGCGCCTATGAGGACTTGGCGTTTCGCGCCGGCGAGGGTCAGTGGGACGAGGTGGCGCGCCGCGGCCGCGAGGACGAGGGCCGGCCCTGCCTGATGGTCGACAAGAGTTCGCAGTTTTGCAGGCAGGTCACCGGCGACATGCGGCAGATGAGGCCCGCCATCAAGGTGACGCCGGTCGACGATCGCGGCTCGGCCGAGGTTGCAGCGACGATCCTGCCCGGCCTGATCCGCTACATCGAGCAGCGCAGCGACGCGCAGGCCGCCTACTACGGCGCCGTGGACAGCCAGGTCGCGGCCGGCATCGGCCACTGGCGCATCACCACCGAGTACGCCGGCACCGACACATTCTTGCAGGAGATCGGTGTCTCGCCGATCGAGGACGGCGTCTCGGTGATCTGGGACCCCGACGCGGCGCTGCCGACCCGCGAGGACGCGGCGTGGTGCTTCGTTCCGGCGGACCTGTCGCGCGCCGCTTTCGAGGCGCGGTGGCCGGATGCCAGCGCCGACGCACTCGACCGCGCCGAAGCCAGCGTCGTGCTGACAGACTGGGTCGATACCGATCGGATCAGGGTCGCCGAATACTGGGAGAAGGTGCCGGCCAAGCGCCGTCTCGCACTGATGCCCGACGGCGGCGTCGACGACGTCACCGACGACGCGGCCGCCGAGGCGGACGCCGTCGCGCTCGGCGCCAGGATCGAGACGCGCGACGACCACAAGGTGATGCGTAGCCTGATCTCGGCGAGCGAGATCCTGGAGGGGCCGGACGAGTGGCCGGGCCGGCACATCCCTATCGTGCCGCTCATCGGCGAAGAGATCAGGATCGGCGGCCGCACGGTGCGGCGCGGCGTCATCCGCACGCTCAGGGACCCGCAGCGCCTCTACAACTACTCGATCTCGGCGCAGGCCGAGGTGATCGCGCTGCAACCCAAAGCACCGTTCACCGGCACCCGCAAGAATTTCGAGAAGTTCGTTGACCAGTGGGAGACGGCCAACGCGAAGAACTGGCCATACCTGGAGTACGAGCCCGATCCGGCGAACGGCGGGCAAGCGCCGCAGCGGGTGCAGCCGGCCGTCTCGTCCCAAGGCATCGGCGAGCTGCTCGCCACCGCCACCGGCGACATGTCGGCGGTCACCGGCATCTACCCGGCCTCGCTCGGCGCCGCCAGCAACGAGACGTCGGGCCGCGCCATCATGGCGCGCCAGCGCGAGGGCGACACCGGCACCTATGTGTATGTCGACAATTTCGCCCGTGCGCTCCGCCACACCGGCCGCATTCTGCTCGACCTGATCCCGCACATCTACGACACCGCGCGCACGATCCGCATCGTCGGCGACGACGGCAAGGTCGCGCTGGTGAAGATCAACGAGACACGGATCGACCCGAACGGCGACGGCATCGCGACGCATGTCCTAAACGACGTGACGATCGGTGCCTACGACCTCTCGATCGAGATGGGGCCGAGCTTCGCGACCGCGAGGGCCGAGGCGCGCGACGGGATGCAGGCGCTGATGCAGGCGCTCGGGCCACAGGCCGTGATCCTCGCCGATCTCTTCGCCAGCCAGCAGGATTTTCCTTTGGCGGACAAGATCGCCAAGCGGCTGAGGACCATGCTACCGCCGCCGATCCAGCAGGCCGAGGCGACAGAGTCCGGCGAGCAGCCCCCACCCCCACCGCCGCCCGATCCGACGCAGCAGGCCGCGGTGCAGGCCGAGCAGCAGAAGGCGCAGATCGAGCAGATGAAGATGCAGCTCGAAGCCGCGAAGCTCGACGTCGAGCGCGAGAGGATCGCGGCCGAGCTGGAGAAGGCGCGCATCGAGGCGGCGAGCGCCGCGGCGCAGCAGGCGCCCGCCGGGGGTGCGACCGACCCGCGCGTCGACCAGCTCGCCGCCGCCGTGGACGCAATCTCGGCCGTGGTGGTGCAGCTCGTCGACGCCGTGCAGGCGATGCAGCCGGCAGGCGAGCCGCCGCCGATGCCAGGCGATGCCGTCCAGGGTGGTGTGCCGCCGCCGATGGACGCCGCAAACCCCGTTTTCGAGCCGCCTCCGGGCGGCTTTTTCGCGCCCGCCGAGCCGCCCCAGGGCGCGCCGCCGGCGTGACGAGCTTCCGCAGGCCGGCGCGCGACGTGCTGGCCGCGTGATGACCGCCGCCCCCGCGCGGCACCACCGACGAGAGACGCATGGACATCGAGAGCGACGGTTCCGCGCCGGCGGACGAAACCCTGCTGGCCGACCAGGTCGACGAGTCCACCCAGGCCGATACAGGCGATGAGCCCGACCCGGCCGACACAGGGACGGACGAGCCCGAGGGCGACCAGGACGCTGGCGACGACGCCGGCGACGCGGACGATCACGAGGGCGATGAGGACGAGGAGCAACCCAAGCGCAAGAAGGCATCCGGCTCCGAGAGGCAGAAGCGCCGCATCGCGCGTCTGGAAGCTGAGCTCGCCACGCTCCGCAGTCGCGCTCCGAGCGACGGCGGCGTGACGTGGGCCGACGTACGCGCCGAGGTTGGCGACCCGCCGCGCGAGGAGGATTTCGGCGCCGACTACGCCGCCTACGACCGCGCCCGAACCGCCTACGAGATCGACGCCCGCCAGACTTTCCGGCAGCTCCAACGCCGCGCCGTCGAGACGCGCGACGCTCAACACGCGGCGCTGCGCGAGCAGGTCGAGGAGTACCAGGAGCGTGTCGAAGAGTTCGCCGATAAGGTCCCCGACTTCGCGTCGGCGCTCCAGAAGGCGTCCCGCGATGGCCTCAAAGCGTCGCCGATCGTCGAGCGTCTGGTGATCGAGTCCGACAATCCGGGGCACCTCCTCTACCACCTCGCCAAGAACCCGGAGCGGCTCGACCGCCTCAACCGGATGAGCGAGCGCGAGGCGACCCGCGAGATCGGGCGCATCGAGGCGCGTCTGACCTTGCCCAACCAGAAGACCACCACCAAGGCCCCGCCGCCGAAGACGCCGCCGAAGGGAGGCGTCGCACCCCGGTCGCACGAGAGCGACCTCACGGGGTGGTTGGAGAAGACGTACGGCAAGCGCTGAGCGCTGCGGGCAACACGATAGGAGGCCAGATTGGCCAACACGATCCTCAACACGTCGATCATCGCGAAGGCGGCGGTCCGCATCCTCGAAAACGAGCTGGTGATGGCCGGTCTCGTCTACCGCGGCCATGAGTCCGAGTACGCGAAGAAGGTGAGCGGCTACGAGGTCGGCGAGACGATCTCGATCAAGAAGCCGCCGCAATTCACCGTCCGCACCGGCCTTACCGCGTCCAGCCAGGATGTGACCGAAGGCAAGATGACGATGACGGTCGATACCGTGAAGGGCATCGACTTCGAGTTCACGGTGCCGGACCTCACGCTCAAGATCTCGGACCTCTCCGAGCGCGTGATCCGCCCGGCCATGATCCGGCTGGCCAACGACATCGATCAGGATGTCATGTCGTTGTACAAGGACGTGCCGAACTGGGTCGGGACGCCCGGCCAGACCGTCAACAGCTTCGCCGACTTCGCGAAGGCCCCGGAGCGTCTCGACCTCGGCGCCGTGCCGAGCGACATGCGTGCCGCCGTGATGTCGCCAACCGACCACTGGGCGATGGCCGGGTCTCAGACCGCCCTCTACATGCAGAACGTGGCGCAGAGTGCGTATCGCCGCGGGAGCATCGGCGAGATCGCGGGGTGCGACACCTACAAGAGCCAGAACGTGCTGGTCCACACCTGCGGGACCCGCGACAACACCACGCCGCTGATCAAGGGCGCCGCGCAGAACACGACATGGGCGGCGGTGAAGGATACCGAGGCCGCGGCTGGCATCCAGAGTCTCGACACCGACGGCTGGGACAACTCGGCCACGATCGAGAAGGGCTGCGTCTTCACGATCGACGGCGTCTACGCCGTCAACCCCGTGACCAAGGCCGTGCTGCCGCATCTCCAGCAGTTCGTGGTTCGCACCGCCGTCACGGCGCACGCCTCGGGCGGCACCACCACGCTCTCGATCTCGCCGGCCATCATCACGTCGGGCGCGTTTCAGACCGTCTCGGCCGCTCCGGCCGATGACGCGCCGATCACCGTGGTCGGTGCGGCGAGCACCGGCTACGCGCAGAACCTCGTGTTCCACAAGAACGCCTTCGCGCTCGCCGTCGTCCCGCTCGTCGTCCCGCCCGCCGCGGTCGGCGTGGCGCGCGAGAGCTACAAGGGCCTGAGCGTCATGCTGACCCCGTACTTCGACGGCGGCAACTTCATCAGCAAGTACCGCCTCGACGTGCTGTACGGGAAGAAGACCGTGGACGAGCGGCTGGCGACGCGCCTGTCCGGCACGGCGTAACGCAACCTCGCGGCGGGCGGCCTGGGCCGCCCGTTCGCGATTTCGGAGGCTGTCATGCCGATCACCAATCCCTCGCCAGCGCTGCGTGAGGCGCTTCGCCGCGACGGGCTGTGCCGTGAGACCGGCGCCGTGGCGCGCTGGGGCTTTCATCCGGCCGACGGCGCGTCGTTGTTCATCCTCGCGGCCGAAGAGGCGCTGCCCGCCGGTTGGTTCGACACTCCAGCCAAGTTCCCGGCGACCGCCGGTGCGCCTGATACCGTCGCGCCGCCTAAGAAGCGGAAAGGCTGAGCAATGGCCGCGGTCTACTACACACGCCGCGACCTGATCGACAAGGCCCTCGACAATCTTGGCGTGCTCGCCGCCGGCCAGACGCCGAGCGCCGACGACGTCGCCAAGGTCGACGCCCTGGTCGACCCGATGGTGGCGATGCTGGCGGCCGACGAGATCACCTATGTGGACGCCCCCGGCGAGCCGGTGGCGAGCGGCGGCGAGATCGACCCAGCGCAGTTTCTCGCGCTCGCCGCCGTACTGGCAGACGAGGCGAAATGCGGCTGGGGACTCCAGTCCGATCCCAGCTTCTACGTGCTAAGGACGCAGGCTGAGGAGCGGTTGCGGCGGCTCGGCCGGCCGCCGCGGACCCGCCGCACGTTGCGTACCGACCCGATGCTGCGGCGGGGGGCCGTGCGGAGTCGCCATGGCTGCTAGCGTCGTCCCGATCCCCTTCCCGCTGTCGAGCGCGCCGGGCCGGCACCCGCAGGAGAGCGCCGGGCGCCTGATCAACGGCTTCGGCGAGCCGCTCGGCGACACCGCGGCGTCGGATCGCGTCTACCGGCGGGTGCCCGGCCTGCGCGCCTTCGGCACCACGACACGGACCGGCTTCCGCGGTGCCGCCGAGATCAACGGCACGCTCTACAGCGCATGGAACGGGCGGCTGGTGAAGCACGCCGCCGCGGGCGGCGCGGCGACCGACATCGGCGTGCTCAACGGCACGCGGCGCGGGTTCTTTGCCCGCAACAACGCCACGACTCCGGATCAGGTCTTCGTCGACCCTGACGGCAATGTCGCGACGTTTACCTCGTCGGCAGTGACCAACGGCTATCCCGACGCCGACCTGCCGTCTCCCAACAGCGTCACCTCGATCGACGGCTATCTGGTGTTTGGGATCGGCGACGGCCGCGTGTTCGCGACCGACCTCAACACGACGGCGGTCAACCCCCTGTCGTTCGCGCGTGCCGAGTCACGCCCCGATGGACTGGTGCGGGTCGTCACCTCCGGCAGCGTCCTGGTGCTGATGGGCACCTACACGTCCGAGGTGTGGACCAATGTTGGCACCTCGCCGTTTCCGTTCCAGCGCTCGACCGTGCTAGACTACGGCCTGATCGGCCCCTATGCGGTGGCCGGCCACGAGGACCAGATGTCGAAGGGCCTCGTGTGGGTCGCGCACGACAGCACCGTGGTGCGGCTCACGGGCTATCAGGTCGACAAGGTCAGCCCGCCCGATCTCGATCGGCTGATCGAGGCGGTCACCGACAAGAGCACCCTGGAGGCCACCGCCTACATGGCGGGTGGCCACGCGATGTGGGAGCTGAGCTGCCCGGCCTGGACCTGGGCGCTTGATCTCGGCACCGGCCAGTGGCACGAGCGGCGCGCCCACCAGGCGACGCGCAGCCGCATCGCTGGCGCCGTGCCAGCCTTTGGGCGCTGGCTAGCCGGCGACACCGCGTCTGGCAACATCGTCGAGATCACGACAGCAGCGCACCGCGACGTCACCGCGCCACTGCCGATGCGGATTGAGAGCGGCCCGGTGTCGGGCTTCCCCAACCGCCAGCGGATCGCGCGCGCCGATTTCCGCTTCGCGGTCGGCGTCGGCATCGCGGCAGGGCTCGATCCGATCGAAACCGATCCAACCGTCGAGATCGCATGGAGCGACGACGGCGGGCTGTCGTGGTCGGCGCCGCTGCGCCGTTCGCTCGGCCGCCAAGCGCGCGGAGACACGCGGGTCACGCTGTTCAACACCGGGATCGCCGGTCCGTACGGCCGCCGCTGGCGGATCGATATCGCCGACCCGGTCTATGTCGGCTTCCTCGGTGCGACGATGAGCGCGGAAGCCCGGAGCGGATGACATGCCGACCGCGACCAAGCCGCCACTGCCACTGCCGCCGCCCACCGTGGTGCTGATCGATCCCGCCACCGGCCGGCCGACGCGCGCCTTCTATGACCTCTTGCGCAACCTGCACGACCTCGTGTCGGCGCTGCGAGCGGAGATCCCGTGATGGGTATTTTCGACATCTTTACTGGCGGCAGCGCCAAGAAGGCCGCCGAGCAGAATGCGCGGCTCTACGCGCAGTACGGCCGCGAGGCGACCGGCTATCTCGATCGTGGAGAACAGAATGCGCTGAGTGCGCTCGACTCCGGACTGACCCGCTCAACCGACGCGGTGCGAGGCGGCACGACCCGTGCCGCCAGCGCGCTCGATGCAGGGCTCGGCCAGACCATCGGCGCGCTCGATGCTGGTTACGGCCGGACGATGGGCGAGTACGATGCTGCGCTCGGCAGCTACGCGAGCCTCGACGCGCTCGGCGCCAAGTACGGCGGAGCCACCTCGCTGCTGTTGGATGCGTTGGGCGCCAACGGCGCGGACGGTGCGGCGCGAGCGAAGACCGCGTTTACGGCTGGACCCGGCTATCAGTTCGCCGTCGATCAGGCGACAGAGGCGGCGGCCCGCAAAGCGGCGAGCCTCGGCATGGCCGCCAGCGGCAACACGATGGCTGCGATCAGCGACCGGGCGCAGGGTCTCGCCAGCCAAGAGTGGGGCTCCTATCTCGACAGGCTCGGCGGGTTTTTGAGCCCGGAGCTATCGGCGCGCACGACGGCCGCGACCGGCCGCGCTGGCGTCTATGGCAATCGGGCCGCCGCGTCGGCGGCAGACACCGCGGCTCGGGCCGGCGCCTATTCGAGCGACGCGACAGCCCGCGCCGGACTCTACAGCGGTGAAGGCAACACGCTGGGCGGTCTCTACACCGGAGACGCTACGGGCCGGGCTGGCATCTACGGCCAGACGGCTCTCAACCGATCGAACGTCGCCGGCAACGTCGCCAGCGGAACGGCGAACTCGAACACCGCCGCCGCCAACGCGCAGCTGAATGCCAGTTCGAATTTCTGGAGCGGGCTGATGAACCTCGGCAGCAATCTGTTCGGCGGGAAGAAATGACATGGCCGGCATCAACCCGCTCCAGCTCCCGAGATGGGAGACCGTCCCGCAAATCGACTGGTCGCCCCTCGCGCGCATCGGCAACGCCATCGGCGAGTATCGGCGGAAGGAGATGATGGCGCAGGCGGTGGCCGATGCCACCGGGCCGGACGGCCGCGTCGACCTCGACAAGCTCGGCACCAGCTACCTGTCTGGTGGCGAGGTCGATGCCGGCATGGCGGCCGCGCGGCTGGCCGATGCTCGGGCGCAGCGGGACTACGCGCGCGTCACCGACGAGCGAGATTTCGCGTGGCGGCGCGATGAGGCGGCTCGCGCACAACGCAACGCGGATCGGCGCTACGAGCTCGACCAACGCATCTTGGAGGGCGGGCGGCTTCCGGCCGGGTTCGAGCGCGATCCCGCGACAGGAGGAATGCGGCCGATTGCAGGCGGCCCGGCCGACCCGGTCTACAAGCGGCAGGTGACGAACCGCCAGAACGCTCCGGCCGGCTACAAGTGGGCCGACCCGTCCAACCCGGACGCCGGCCTCGTTCCGATCGCGGGCGGACCGGCGGAGAAGGTCGACGCCGAGGTGGCGGCCCGGTTGGGCCTCGGCCGGTCATTCCTCGATCAGCTGCCGGCGATCCGGCAGCGGGTGAAGAGCGGGGAGATGACGGGGCCGATCGACGCCGCCATGGGCTATCTCGGAGCCGGGGCGCCCGGCGAGCTGCGCCGCCAGATCGACAGCGGCGCGGAAGCGCTGCTGCGCAATCTCACCGGCGCGGGAATGTCGCAGACCGAAGCGGCACAGTATGTGCGGCGATACCAGTTCAGCCCAACCGACACTGCCGAGACTGCCGGTGCCAAGCTCGACCAGTTGGAGCGTGAGCTTCGCTATGTGATGGACACGGTCGGCCGCGGTCGCGGCGGCAGCCTCGATAGAGCGCCTCCGCCCGGAACGGCTCGGCAGCCGGATCGGCCGGCCGCCAGCGCGGCGCCGGCACAGCCTGCCACCCCTGCCGCGACGTTCGACGAGCGGTTCACCGGCGGCCCGCCGCGCGCCGAAGTCCGGCCGTCGGCGAAGGTGTGGGGAGACCGTGAGGCCGAGTCGGCCGGGATCTACGAGCCGCGCCCGCAGACCGCTGGGCGCCCCGTCCAGGTCCGTACTGCCGACGAGGCCCGCCGCCTGCCGCGCGGTACCCGGTTTCTCGATCCGAATGGCGTCGAGAGGATCGTGCCGTGAGCGAGTGGGACGCCTTCCCGGCGGTCGCGGCCGGCCCGGAGCCGCCCACCGCCCCTGCCTCGCCCGCCCCGACGCGCATCACCGTGACGCCCGGCCCGGCCCCGCAGTCCGGCCAGGGCGACGCAGACCCGTGGGCCGCTTTTCCGACCACGGCCGACGTCGGTTGGGCGCGCGCGTTGTTCGAGGGCCTGCTTGGCGGCGCCACCGCGAATTTTCGGGACGAACTGTACGGTGTGGCCCGAGCCAGCGGCATGCCAGAGCCGGTCGGCGGCCTGCGCATCCCAGTCGGCGCCGCGCGGCTCGCCTACGAGGCACTGGCCGGCCGCGGCGCCGCCACCGCCGCCTACGAGGAGGGCCGAGACCGCATCCGCGGCGTCCAGAAGGCGGCAGAGAAGCAGTACCCCGGCACGACGCTGGCCGGAGAGATCGCCGGTGCCGTCGCCCTGCCCGTGGGTGGTGCGCTGGGCGCGGCAACGCTGCCGGCTCGCATCGGGCGATCTGCTGTGGTCGGCGCCGGCTATGGGGCTGCGGCAGGCGCTGGCGAGGGCGAGGACATGGCGAGCCGAGCCACTGGCGCCGCGACCGGCGCGGCGTTCGGTGCCGCTGCCGGCGGCGCCGCTCCCGTCGTGATGCGCGGGATCGAGGCGGCCGGACGCGGCGTCGCCGCGGCGGCACGCCCGGTCACCAGCACGGTGCGCGGTTGGCGCGACCCGGAAGCCGAGGCGGCCCGCCGAGTTGTCGGCGCGATTGATCGGGACATCCGGGCCGGCTCTGCGCCGATCTCGATGGCCGAATGGCAAGCGGCGCAGCGCGGTGGCGCCCCGGTCGCTGTCGCCGACCTCGGCGGCGAGACGACGCGCGCGCTCGCCCGATCAGCCGCCAACACCTCGCCGGAGGGCCGGGCATCGCTCGACCGACTGGCGAATGACCGTTTCGAGGGGCAAGCCGACCGCGCCTCGGCCTTCCTGCGGCGACTGGTCGGCGGCAACGTCGACAGCACCGCGATCCGCGAGGGGCTGAGGGCCGAGGCGCGCGCCGCCAACCGGCCAGCCTATCAACGGGCGTTCTCCGACCCGCGCGGCGCCGCCCTGTGGGACGAGGGGTTTGCTCAGATCGCCAGCGCGCCGGTCGTGCAGGACGCGATCCGGGCATCGGCCAGGACAGCTGGAAACAGAGCGGCCATCGACGGGTTCCCGCCGCTCCGCAACCCATTCACATTCGACCCCGACGGCTACATGCGCCCGGCCGTTGGCCCGGACGGCCAGCGCCTCGTCCCAAACCTCCAATTCTGGGACATGGTCAAACGCAACCTCGATGATCGTATCACGGCGCTGCAGCGGGTCGGCGAGAACTCGGCGGCGCGGGACGCAATCCAGCTCCGGAACGCCCTGGTCGGCAGGCTCGATGATCTGGTGCGGACCTATCCAGAGGCGCGCGCCGGCGCCGCCGGGTTCTTCGGCGCCGAGGACGCGCTGACCGCCGGTGAGGAGTTCGTGCGCCGGACCATGCCGGCTCGCGACGCCGCAGCCGCGCTCGCTCGGATGCGCCCGCAGGTGCGCGAGCTGTTTCGCCTGGGTTTCGCGGCCCGGTTGATCGACGACATCAACAACACCCGCGATCGGGTGAACGTGCTCAACAAGATCGCGGCCAGCCCAGAGGCGCGGAACAAGATCCGACTCGCCCTCGGCGAACAGGGATGGCGGCGCGTCGAAGCGTTCTTGACCGTCGAACACGCCATGGACCGGCTGCGCAGCGCGGTGCAAGGCAACTCGACCACCGCGCGCCAGCTCGTTGAACTCGGGCTGGCCGGCGGCGCCTACACGATGGGGACGGGCGGCAACGTGCTGAACCCGGACGCCGGGGCGCTAACCCAAGCCGCTCTGGTCTACGGACTGGCGCGCGGCCGAGCCCGTGTCGACGAGCGCGTGGCACGCCGCGTTGCCGAGATGCTGGTGTCACCTGACCCGGCGGTGCTGGCCCGCGGCGTCCAGATGGTCTCTGGCAACCGCCGACTTCTCCAGGCACTCCAGAACCTCGATCTGCCGGCGGCGCGCGGGAGCGTCCAGGTCGCCCCGTACCAGGGCGCAAGCCTCGGTGGAGTGGCGGGCGGCCGCGCCGAGGACCAGTAGCCAAAACGACCAAGGGAACGGAACGAGCGTCCACGTCACCACGGCGAGTATCAGGATACCTATACGAACCAGACGTCACACTCCTACCGGCCAATTGGCTGCATGACGAACGGCTTCGGATCTGGCGCAGGCTGTATGACTGGCCGAGCCGCCCGCTCCGCCGCGCCAGCCTGTCTTTCGGCAGCCGAAACCGCCTCCCCGGCCAGGATCGTGTTTATCTCCGCCAAACGACGCCTTTGCTCTTCGGATGTTGCGGCTGAGGTTACGCGGGCCACATCCTCTTGGACCTGCGCCATGGTGATCTCCCCCCTTGCAAACCGCTCAACAGACCGACGGTAGGTGGCGATCATCAAGCTAATCAGATCAGGATATCGTGCGATAGGACGCAGCATTTCCGTCGCCGCAATCTTGCAGTCTGCCCATGCGATGGCGTTCGCTCGGGTGACCGGAGAGTACCGCGCTGCGCATCGGTCAATCTCCGCTTCAGAGGCGCGCTTAATCTCTGCATTGCGCTCGGCTTCTTGATTACGATCTGAGGCGCAGGAAATAAGAGATGCCGTCAGGATTACCAGGCCGACGATGTAGAGCGGCCGGCCGCTTCTCGCTGTCATCGCCGGCCACCGATGTAATGGCTTCCCTTGCCGTGGCTGGTGTAGCCGCCGACCCGCGTGCTGCCCTTCCTGCCCTTTGCCTCGGCCTCAGCCACCATGCCGACGACGAAGATGACCGCGATCAGCATCGCGAACATGCGCATGTGCCCCTCCTATCGAAGTGCCGGTAGCGGAGCACAACCGACGGCTCGTTTCAACCTCCGGTAACAGCTATGCCCCGACTCCTCGCCGCCGCTGCGGCTCTCTCGGCGCTGATCCTCGGCGCCTGGCCGGCGCTTGCCGCCGGCTCCATCCCGCTCTCGCTGTCGGTGCAGGTCGACACCCAGGGGCGGCCGCTTGCCGGGTGCCTGCTCTACACCTACGCGGCCGGCACCACGACGCCGCGGAACGCCTATCAGGATGGCGGGCTGACCATCCCTCACCCCTGGCCCGTGGTGTGCGACGCGGCCGGGCGGCTGCCGCAACTGTTCTTCGCGGACGGCAGCATCAAGGTTCGGCTCACCGACCGCGCCGGTGTGCAGATGCTCGCCGCAGACGGCGTGCTCGTCATCGGCCCCTCGTCGGGAAGCGGCGGCGGCAGCGCCGTCGACCCGACGACGGTTTTCTCGACCGGCTCGATCCAACACCGCTACGGCACCGGGCCAATCAGCGGCTGGGTGCGCGCAAACGGACGCACGATCGGCTCGGCGACCAGCGGCGCCACCGAGCGCGCGCATGCCGACGCACAGGCGCTGTTCGAGTACTTGTGGTCCGCGGACTCCAACCTCGCCGTCTCCGGCGGGCGCGGCGCGAGCGCTAATGCCGACTGGCTCGCGAACAAGACCATCGCTCTCCCCGACGCGCGTGGTCGCGCGCTGGCCGGCCTCGACGACATGGGCTCGACCGCGGCGGGCCGCCTGACGTCGTCGTTCTTCGGCGCCACGGCGACCGTTCTTGGCGCGGTTGGCGGTGCAGAGAGCCGCTCGCTCGCCGCAACGAACCTTCCTCCGATCAGCTACACGCCAGCGGGCACCGTCTCGGTGTCGCTGGCTCAAACACCCCACGCGCACGGGGTCAGCGATCCGGGCCACAATCACTCCGTCAACGATCCGGGCCACGCACACGGGATCAACAACGGCACGTTGGTGCTGCATGGAGGCGGTGGCGGGTACTACGGCGCCGGACCTAACCCGGGCATGACGGCTTCTGACGTTTCAGTTCAATGGGCCACCACAGGAATCTGGCTATCCCCGGCCGGTACCGGCATCGGTGTCCAGGGGGCGAACGCCAACATCTCCGTGTCTTCCGCGACCTTCGCCGGACAGGCGGCGGCGCTAGGCGGGACCTCTGACCCGGTTCGTACGGTCCAGCCGACTATCCTCGCGACAATCTACATTAAGCTCTAAGGGCGCGGCATGTATCAGGGCAATCTGAGTGCAGCGTCGAACCGCGCGGACTGGGAGGTTGCGTGCGAGATCGTCGACCCTGAGACGAGCGCGCCGATCGACCTGAGCGGAGCGACGATCACCGTCATGGTGGCGCGACCCGAGGACACGCAGTCTGCCGTCGTGACGCTCTCGACCGATGACGGAGGTGTCGTGATCACCGGCCTCGGCGCATTCACCTGGCGGGCGCGCGCCGACGCGATGACGGCGCTCTGTCCCGGCTCCCACCCCGTGTACGTGCGCATCGTGACGGCCAGCGGAGATGTCACACAGCTGATTGCCGGCGATCTGCCGGTGATCGACGGCGGTCCGCGATGACTGCGCTCCGCCTGCGACTCCATACCCGCTCGGCGCTGCGGCTCCGTGTCGTGCCGGTTTACGGCGCGGCCGTGGCCGTTGCGGCCGCTCGCGACTCGTCCGCGGCGGCTGCGGCGTCCGCGGCGGCGGCGCTGGCGGGCGCCAATGAAGCGGCTGGATCGGCCGCGGCGGCTGCGGCGTCCGCGGCGGCGGTGCCGCGAATGCGATATGGTGCCGGCGCGCCATCCTCTGGCCTCGGCGTCGATGGCGACTTCTACATAAATACCAACACCGACACCTTGTATGGGCCGAAGGCGTCCGGCGTGTGGCCCGCAGGGACGTCGCTCGTCGGCCCCGCAGGCCCTCAGGGCCCGGCAGGAATAAACGGCTGGGTGCCGAGCGCTGCGGACAGGTATCAGTACTCTACTGGTGCTGGGATCGCTGTCGAGGGCATCATCACTGCCGCGGCCCGCGCGCTCGTTGGTTCGGCTGCGGTCGTCGACCTGGTCAGCGACGTATTTCACAAGGCTGATCCGTACAGCGTTGCGTTTCTCAGGACCGGAGCCGGAGCTGTCAGCCTCAAGGCTGGCACGACCATCGGCCTTGCCGGTTTGCTCTATCAGTTTGCCGTCGACACCGCGGTGCAGATGCCGACGCTCGCGGCCGGGACCGACTACGCGATATACATATGCAATGACGGCACGCTGCGGGCCGATGCGTCGTTCAGCGCTCCGACCGGGTTCACGGTCGCCAACAGCCGCCGCATCGGCGGCTTCCACTATGCACCGGGCGGCAACGCGACAGGCACGTCGGGCGGCGATACGACGCCCCAGATCAACCCCTATTCGGTCTGGGACATCAAGTTCCGGCCGGCCTGTAACGATCCGCGCGGCATGACGCTGGTGGCGGGCGGATTCTGGTGCGACATCTACCTGACGGGCGTCGATCATCACGTCAACGGCACCAGCCGCTACAACGTGACGATCGCCGATGGGTCGAGCCCGCCGAAAATCCCGACCGCATTCGGCGGCAACGGGTCGACGACCTATTCCACCCTGACCTGGTGGGAGGCCGCGGAAGTGCTCGCGGCCGCGGGAAAACAGCTCCTGAGCTACGATGAGTTCGCCGCAGCGGCCTACGGAACGACCGAGAACACCTCCGGAGGCACCGACCCGGTCTCGACGATCCTGCGCCAAGCCTACACGTCGCGCTGGGGCGTCATGCTCGCAGCGGGAAACATGTTTGTCTGGGGCCGCAACTTCGGCGGCGGCGCGGAGCCAGCCGCCTGGGTCAACAACACCGGGGGCAGGGGCCAAACCTATCAGCAAGAGAACGCCGTGCTCCTCGGGGGCGCCTGGGGCGTCGCGGCGAACGGCGGGTCGCGTGCGGCGGTCTGGAACAGCGCGCCTTCGGTCTCAAGCGCCACCTTCGGCGCCCGCGGTCGCTGTGACCACCTGTGCCATGTCTGGTCCGGGGGGATCGAATGATCATCAATACACGAGCAGACCTGGACGCGCTCCGCGGCACTGCCTCCTACCCCGAGGCGCTGCGCGCGATCCTCGGCGCGACCACGACGTGGGCCAATGACGCACAGGCCGGCGAACCGCCGCAGTGGCGAATGGTCACAGTCGGCGACACGCTCTCGCGCCTCGGCCTCACGGAGGACGAGATGCTCGACGAGTGCGCGTCAGCCGGCATCACGCCGCAGGCGCCAGAGGCGCCGGTCTCCGCGCCGATCACACCTGTCGACCTCGTCGACTATGCGGCCGACGCACGATGGCGGCGCGAGGTCGGCGGCATCGTGGTCGGCGGCATCACGATTGCGACAGACGATCGCTCCAAGCTGCTGATCGCCGGCGCGCGCACCCATGCGGAGGCCGACCCCGCGTGGTCGACCGTGTGGACCGCCGCCGATGGCGTACGGCACCCGGTTAGTGCCGCGCAGGTCATCGCGATTTCGGCCGCGGTGCTGGGTCATGTCGATGCCGCGTTCCGCCTCTACGACGAGGTGGTCGCCGCGATCGACGCCGGCACCATCACGACTCCGGCCGAGATCGACGCCGCCTTCGCGGTGGCCTGATCTCACCTCACCTTGATCCGTACGAGCCGCCCTCGCCGGGCGGCTTTTTCATTGGAGCCATCACATGCAAGCCGTCTCCTACCTCCCGTCGATCGTGGACCTGTTCGCGGCGATCGGCGGTTTCGCCACGCTGTACGGCGGCGCGAAGATCGCCCGCACTTTCGTGGCGCGCTGGCGGGCGGCTGCGGCCAGCAAGACGGCCCGCGACGAGCGCATCGAGGCGCTGGAGCAGGCGTTCCGCGAGCTGGCCGACCTGCTCGACAAGCGCACCGCGCCGGCGCCCGACCCGGCCAAGGGCGGGATCGGCTGATGACATGGCGCCTGGCCGCGTCGCTCGACACGCTGCGCCGGCAGATCGACGCGGCCCGGCCGGCGCGCCGCCGCGATTGGGACGGCACGATCGGTGACGCCGCACACGCCGCGCGCGCGAGCGACCACAACCCGAACAGCGCGGGCGTCGTGACGGCGATCGACATCACCCATGACCCGGCCGGCGGCGTCGACACCGCAGCGCTCGCCGAGCACCTGCGCGGCTCGCGCGACCCGCGCATCAAGTACGTGATCAGCGCCGGCCGGATCGTCTCGTCGACCATCTCGCCGTGGACGTGGCGGCCCTACACGGGGGCGAGCCGGCACGACAAGCACGTCCACATCTCTGTGATGCCGGATGCGTCGGCCTACGACGACGCCCGCCCATGGGACCTGCCGTTCGGCGGTGCGCGCCCCGCGGCGACCGCCCCGCCGGCGACGGCACCGCCGCCCGGCCGGCAGCGCGACATCACCGCCACGGTGTTCGGCGGGCCGGGCGACGAGCAAGCGAGCGCCTATGGCGGCCGGGTCGACCCCGACCGGCCCGGCGTCGCGCTCCCCTGGCGCTTCCCGCCCGGCGTGCGGCCGAAGGTCCGCGTCACCCGGGGCGTCCGGTCCGTGGTCTGCGACGTGGTCGACGTCGGCCCCTGGTATCCGAGCTGGCGCGGCGCGGCCGATCCCTACTGGACCGCCGACGCCCGGCCGCGCGCCGAGGGGGACGGCCGCACCAACCGGGCCGGGATCGATCTCACCCCGGCCGCCGCCGCGGCGATCGGCCTGCCGGGCAAGGGCCTGGTTGATTGGGAGTTCGTCACCCCGCTGGGCTCGGCGCCGCAGAGCCTCCCCGCCGCCGCCGGAGCTGGCGCCGTCGTCATCGGCTCGGCGCTTGCCGGCCTCCCCCTCCCCGTCGTGGCAGGCGCGGCCGCGGCCGTCCTGGTGCTGCTCGTGCAGCACGCGCGACATTCCTCCGGAGATCGTTTCATGCTCAAGTCCATCCTCGCTGCCATCACCGGCAACAAGGCCACCACCACGGCCGGAACCAGCGCGATACTGCTGGCGCTGGCGCACATCCTCACCTCGGTCGCAACCGGCGACATGCAGGTCGGCTCGCTGCTCAACGACCTCGGCATCATCGCGGCCGGCGTGATCGGTCTCCTCTCCGGCGACGGCGGCAAGAAGGCCGCCTGA